AACCTCACCATATATCTCCATCTCAAACGGCACAGACACTGTGCGGAATACCCCGCCACCCATATTGATGTAGCCTACGGTGGCAGGGCCGAGGCTGCTATCGGTCACATTGCCTCCCAGGTCGGCGTCAGAGCGGAGTTGCGTATCAATCTGCACCATTGCATCCCACACCGCCAGTTCGATGCTCTCCCGTACATCTGGGGAGTCCTGCATGCGGAAATACCCTCTCACCATCACAGTCGTCCGAGAGCCAATGTCCCCAAGGCTCTCGAAATCGTTGACCCTACCCGTCACCCAGAACGCCAGCACTGGAGTTCCCGCTATCGCGAGCGGCTCGCCTCGGTAGACTGAGACGAACGCCGGGTCTGTAATTGCCGAGAGTAGCGTGTCGATTTGGTCAAGCGCACCTGAGCGGCTCACTCCAATGCCTCGATTATCGCGTCGCCGAGGTACTGGTTATAGAGCGCTGGATTGTTGTCGAGACGGTCGTGTGCCTTCTGGAACATATGCCAGCCAGGGAACCCAGGTCTGGCACGGTTTCGGTCATCAATACCCTCTACCCAGTTTGAGTACACCAGGTTTCGGCCGTGCTGAGTCTCGCCAGCGTCGAACTGGGCGACATTATCCCGGACCAAACTGGCCCCGATTTGGCCCCGGAGTTTGCCGATGACGCGTCCATGTCCCGGCTCTAGTTGTTCCTTGACCCTGTTCGCCCCTTCAAACTGGGCCAAGTCTGTTAGACCCCGGTTCACCGCCGCCTGGAATCCCAGAGAAATCTGGCTTGGCGTATCGAACATCGGCCCGTTCAGTTTGATGCTGGTAGTAGGTTTCGCCATCAGAATATGACCCCGTTGGAGGTTGCCGCCACTCGATACTGGTCTAATGTCATGAGGATAGACTGTATCTCGCCCTCTGCGGATGTGATTGCCGCATCACCGGAGCCTATACTCGTGGCCGTTCCCAGGTCACGGTCGCGGAAGACTATCTTGGACAAATCCAGGCATGCCTGTACAACCAGTTCAGGGTAGTCGTAGCGGTAGAGCGAAGCGCCACCACTATGCGTTGCCGCAGTCGTCCCATTGACCCCTCGTTCCACTGTCAGCGTGTTGCCTGAGATCGCCGTGATATATAGCTGTTCTGAATCAATCAGGATGGTCTGGGCTGGCCCCAGGTTGGTGGCAGATGAAACCGACACCGAGGTAGCCGTTGTGGAGCCAATAGCGTCCGAGGTTGTCACGCTCAAGGTGTTGGCGGTGTATCCCCATTCCGCAACAATGGAGAGCGATTGCTGCCCCGCGTCGAGGCTCTTGGCGGTGTCCTCGTTCAACTTCAATATGGTCTTAGGGTTGAAGTTGTAGGGCATCAGGAAGAAGTCATTACCATACCCCTCAGTCAGCGTTTCAGAGGTCGCCCTATCCGTCGCGCCGTAGGCCGTGACGGTGGTGGAAGAAACCATCCAACCGTCTAGCGGAATCACGCCGACCGTACCGACGGTGGAAGATAGTCCTCCCTGGTCGGCTGAGGTGCTGTACTGGGGCGAGTCGCGGAGACTTCCAGAGCCAATGTCGTAATACCTGGTCTGGGTCACAGGGCCGAACGTGCCGCCTCCACAGTAGTCGTCAATCCTCCGGCTGGATGCCTCAAGGATGCGCCGGATTGCACCAGCATCCGATGTCCACGCGGACGAGTAGGATGTCCCTGCCAGGTAGTCTCGCAGGTCGTCCGAAGTCGCGTATGTGTGCCGGGTTGCCACTACTTGTTCTCCTCGGTGTCAGCCTTCTTGGTCTTCGGAGTCGAAGCCTGCTTGAAGTAATCAGGGTATTTTTTGAGCGTGGCCGCTGGAACGTCGTATTCCTCGCCGGAGACGTACACGTCCCCAGTCGCCCCGAACGTCACGTTCTGGACACATGTTGCTTTAGGCATATTTTTAATCCTCCGTAGGCGGGGCCGATGCGGAGAAAGCATAAAACTCGCACCGACCCCTTCAGGCTGGGCTTTGGAGAGCGTGACCGATAACCGACTATGCATCACGCTCATCCAAAACCGAAACCACTATTATTAGGCCGCTCTAGGAATCTTGAACGCCGCCGCTAGCCCGACCTGACCGTCGCCTCGCCGTGAGGCGAAGAAACCGACCTGATCATTTTCCATATACAGCGAATCGTTGCGCCGGATTGTGAATCCCACACGGTCGAAGATGTAGTACTGCCGGAAGTCGCCGAAGATGGCGATTTTCTCAGTGGAGGTGATGGTTCCGCCGAGAGCGCTTACAACGTCTGTGTCCACCACTGGCCTGCCCAAGATGAACGCAGACGGCGCGGTGGTGATGGAGGCAAGTCCAGTGACGCCATTCCCAGTGATTTGGATTTGGTTTATGAGCGAGTTAATCGCCGACTTCATAACCCAGGTGGAGTTGGCCCGATGCTGGGCTTCCAGCGCATAGAACGTGCCGATAAGGTCGGCAACAATCACCGAGGTCGATCCAGCCATCGTGTAGAACGCCACGCTGGAGTCAGACATAATTCCGGCATACTGGGTCGTATTGTTGCCGCCGATAATGCCCACATCTTCAAATCTGCCTGCGCTCTCTTGGAATATCTGGGTGAGCAACGCGGGAAGGTTGATGGCACTGTCGTCCAGAAGTTCGCGGGTGACCTTGACCAACCCGCCGGACTTCTCAAGGCTGAACGCGACCTGTCCGACGGTGGGAGTCTGGTCGGAGTATGCGGCTTCCTCTGCGATAGCCGCCCAGGTGGCACTGCCCATTGTCGGGACGTAGCCATCTTTGGACGAAACTCGGATCACCGTGCAGAGTGGTCGAAGCTGGGAACCAGGGACTCCTGGGTCATGCACGACCTGATTGATAAATTGTTCCGGCACGAAGAACCCGCCCTCGGCATCTGTTTCCTCTTGCATGGCCTTGGTTTCGTCCGCCGAAGCGGTCTTCCAGAAAACGTCGTCGCTGGGCGACCTCATCCACTTGATGAATACGTCGGTCTGAAACTGGGCATGCTCTTTTTCTGTTATGCCCATCTGATCTTGAACCCAAATCGGCTGTGACATCGCCGGAAGTCCGCGCACCCAGGTGGCGGGTCGGTAACTGGCCTTGTTGACGGCGGTGGTGTCGTCTGGGTTGTAAAGGGCCGCGTCTTTGTCGGCTATCGGCACAGTGTTGACGGGTTTGTTAAATTCGCCCTTCAAAACCTTGAGTTGGCTAGCCGCTTGGTCGATGGAATCGGCCTGCGCCATCTTCGCCTGAGCGTCTGTAATCATCGCGTCGAAGGACTCGACGTTGCCCTCGCCCAAAGCCTTCTCAGCTTGGACGAGAAGCGCGTTGGCTTCCTGTCTGGTTTCGTATGTGGTGGTCACGATTATGACTCCTTATTTAGTTGCGGTTTTGTTGTGTTTAATGGCGAGTTGAGTCTGCGCCAGTAGCAATCGACGCCGATCCGTGTCGGAGGCGGCGTCAGCCGTGTCCGAGGCGGCGGGGTCAGATGCGTCCGCAGATTCTGTCTCGCTGGTTGTTGGCTCTTGGATGTCGGCTGTTTTCGCTGTCACTGTTCCGGTGGATGGAGAGGAGCCGCGAATAACCGCAGACACTTCAACCCAATCCAGATTAGCGATGCGCCTGACGACGGTGGATACATCATTTCCTTCGTGGGAAACGTCAAACTTCTGAGGAATATTGAAACCCACACTCCACTCGCGGACATAATTTCCGGCGACGTTGCTGTAGGCATCCCGTCCCGCTTCCGTGTCCATATTGAATTGCATCCGGGTGAACAGACGATGCTCGTCTCCGTCGATATATTCCGGCTGTGCAAAAATAACTTTTCCGACCAATTTGCTCTGGTCATGGCCGGACAATACGGGGATTGGCAGATTGTCCCGAATCGACTGATCGAAAGCCGTCGGCTCCACAATGTCGCCGTCTGCGTCAACCACACCCATCGTATTTGTGAACGCCTCAACGATGCCCTCGGCGTCGTCAATCGCTTTTGCGCTGTCAATGTGGGTTTTGGTAATCATATGGATTCCTCCGGCTTGTAGCCTCTGGGCATCGGCATCCAGTTCAATGTTCCGTTCGGGTGGTCGTCGATGTTGTGGGCGTCTTCCAATTGGTAAATCTGCCCGTGCCGTTCAGCGCATGTGCGACCAAACGGATCACCTGGGTCGACGTAAGTGTCGTCTGCGTCTCCGTCCACGTCATCAGCCTGGACGTACATATAGCCCTGGGTCTGGTAGTAGCCAATAGAGGATTGGTTCTGCGTCCGCATCGTCTCGGTTCGGGCAATCAACCGAGCGCGATTGTCGGTTTCTGTCAGGATGGAGCGCAATCCTGGGAAATTATCGTCTGGCACTCCACGCGCCAATTGCTCGACGGAGTAGCCGCGCTCCAGGGCCACCTTCACCCCGCGTCCAATAGCTTTGGAACTTGTGCGGTGTATCATCTGCGCCCTCGCTGGAGCGGTGTTTAGAATGCGCTGGATGACTGGAAGTTTTTCACTCCAGTCCAACGCTCCGGCGATTCCAATATCTAAAATCGTCTTGAAAGTTCGCTTGCTGGCCCTCGCCTGCGCCGATCTGAGAATATCGCTCAGGTTTCCGGTTTCCAGCGGAGGCAACATATCCTCAACGGTGAATGGAAAGTCTTTGGACTCACCCGTCTGG